TCCTAAAGATGGATATGGTTGGGTTTCTCTAGATGGATGTCGTATCGATCAAGATAGTAAGGTTAGAAATAATAGAGAACAAATGACACACGGCAAAGGCAGACACCATCTAGAAGATAGAACAAATCAGACTGGATATAAAGCCAGAGGACCACTTATTGTAGACACAGAGTCGATGTTAAAATTAGCAAACTTCAGTTCTGACGGAAAACTACAATGCAGTACTCAAGCCGATGTTACAGAATACAATATGAACTATTTACCAGAAGAAAACAATCCCCAACGTCTTAAACATATTATTCCACCTATGATACAAAACGGTGGCTGGGTTCGTGGTGGTATGGATACTAGAATGGAGCTTCGTAAAATAGCACACGGCTGTTTCTATAAGCAATAAAAAATTGACATACATTTCATTCTATACATAAAAGTACATAGAATGAACTCTAATCAATATTACGTCGCGTCTCTCTGGGATGAAAAATGGATCCCTGTTTCAGATGAACTAAAATCAGAAATTCTAGTTTCAGAACTAATTTTGATAAAAGAGGAAACCAACGGTTCTGTCTATCGATTTAACAACGTAGGAAATGAGTATACTATTCTTTATTGTACTCCAGAATATGCATCCTATGTAAATCATTTTAAAGATTTTAGTTATCGCGTAGAAGTAATGATTAACGGAGTATATGTACCTGCTAAAAAACATCAACAGCAAGCACTTATCGAATATGTTCTCACGAAAGAACCACAGATTGAAGTTCCACACACAAATGGTGGTCTATTCCGCGCTACCTTTTCTAGACTAGATAACGATCATTTTCAATATATTACAGAAAATGATTATACTGTTCAAATGAGAAGAACTGCTGTACTATAAAATTACGGATTAGATACTTTTAATGAACAAGTTTGCACCTATGGTGCAACTGTTTATAAGTCTCGCTCTAGCGAGAGACCTTAGCCGCCTAAGCGGCGGGTAAGAATCCATTATATGGATTTTATAAACAAGCCAAGTTCTGATTTTCAGAACTTGCTGTTCTTAAAAGTACATTAAGGGTTGCTCGCATTTCGCTTTAGGCGAAATGAGCGAAACTTATCTTAGATACTTTTAATGAACATCCAATTTAATTCTTTGCATATTTCTTTCCACATTTGATCTTGTTGATGTAGTTTTTCTCTGCTTTTAAGAAGATGAAACCCTTCTTTCAAATAGTCTAAACCTAATAGTTCTACAAATTTATGTAAAACATAACTGTAACTAAGGAAGTTTTTACGATTAGGAGGACAGATTTTCATAAATGGTGCTTGTATTTCTTTGAACATATGACGTAGTTTTTCTTCAACATCTTTGCTAATTAGTGGGACTTTTTTGTTTAGTTTGTTCAAAATGTGAGGAATATGTTCATAATATTTATTAAGTTTTAGTTTCTTTAGATATTCTCTAATTTTGGCGTGAGTGATTTTATTCAAATCATTAATTCTTTCTTTTTTCATTTCCAATAAAATCAATTGATAGATTTCTTGTGGAATTTCAGTAGATTCTTTCGCTTGAAACTGACTCAACCATTCATTAAAATGGTTAATTCGCTTATATGCAAAATAACTAACTTCTGGCGGAGGTTCTCTGAAACTAGGCTTTTCGCTATCAATCAAAATATACTCTGTTCGACCACATTGATTACACACTTGTAGACCTTCAGAATGGACTAATGTTAAACAAATATTACATTTAGGACATATTGCACTTTGTCCAACTTGACTTTTCTTCATAAAAATATCTTTTTGAATGAATGTTTGATTTTTAATAAGTTTAACATATTTATCGTATAGTTCTGCTTTTTCGAAACCATCTTTTTTTTCGATGAAATCTGTAATTTTTGTTTTTTTATTTGCCATTGTAAGATTTGTTTTTGGAGAACGTTTATTCGTAGAACCAACCGAACCCTCATCATCTTCAAAATCATCTTCTAGAAATAAATCTTCATCTTCATTCTCTTCGTTTTCTTCATTATCTTCATTATCTGTACTAGAACTATTTTCTCCTTTTGTTTGAAACTCTTTACCTAATGTATTACTACCATCATAGTAATCATATAACAGATGTCCTATTTTTAAGAAATAATCATTAATATATTCATTATTTTTAATCTTATTGATTTCTGTTAGTAATTGTTCTATCTTTTCTTCTATTATATATTTATCTCGATACATAATATCATCTAAAACAGTACAATTCATTATATCAAATTCGCTTTGTTGAATTTTTTTATCTATTTCTGATAGTTTCGATTGAGTTTCAGATAATTGTTTCTGTATTTCAGGTAATCTATTGTTCAATGACTCTAGTTCTTTTATCATATCGATGTGCTTAGAATCCAGTGTCTCCAAGATTCTATTTTTATTTTTATCAACCTTCTTGTTTTTAACTTTAAATGTTGCACTCATTTAACAAATCAGTAATAATATATATATAAAACTCCAGTATAGTTTTAAATTATATTCGGATATTTTCGCGAATAATTGCGGATAGATTTCCCTTAGACATTTACATTTACTTTCGATTAACTTCTATAAGAAATTAAGAGCTTTAAATGTAAACAGGTTTACATTTACTTTCGATTAACTTCTATAAGAAATTAAGAGCTTTAAATGTAAACAGGTTTACATTTACTTTCGATAACTAGGTAATTCAATTGCTCTGCCGTGAACTCTGCTATAAAAATCATCAATACGTTTATCCTTATCTTTTAATCTAGTTAAACGATTGTTTTCAAAGTCTAGTTCTAATTTTTGTTTTTGATTTAGGAATTCTCTTTCTTCAGGTGATATTTCAATTGGTCCATCTCTAGCTGCTTTTAATTGTTGTAAAGTGCTATATTCATCTCTTTTTATCGTTTCACCAGGATGTAATATATTAGTAACACTGTATGCTTTTTTTAAATCAGTAAATTTTCCATCGGTTGTATAGTCTTGAACAGAGTCACCTAAATTCTCAAAACTCCCTCTATAACTTACTAGACTTTCTGGATCAATATACTGTGAGACTTGTCTGCTAGAAGACTGTTTTTTTACATATTCTTCAAATGTATTATTAAATCCATCTTTTGTATAAGTAGAAATTTTAGGAGCATTGTGTTCTGGTTCAGACTGTTTTAACCATTTATCATATCCGTCGTCTTCTTCTTCTACAAATTTATTTTTATCAAACATATCATTGAATCGTTTTTTATCAAAGTGAGAACCACTAGATGGTTCAAAATGATAGTTTGTATTTTTATCTAGATGTGTATCTAATCTTTTTCTTTCTTCTGCTTTTTTTTCTACTGTTTGTGTTACCATTCCAGTTAGTATAGCTTCTTCTTCTTTTGCACTAAGTAATACAGCATATGCTTTTTGAATAACTTTATAGTCTTCTGTACTGTTATATCCAGATTTATCAGGGTGATATTTAAGGATAAGTTGTTTATAAACCTTCTTAATATCGTCTACGGTACAATCTGGTTCTAATGAAAAAATAGTATATGGATCGATTTGAATAGTAGATTGATTTAATTGAACGGGTATAGTTTGTTTTTTTTGTACAATAAAATCCTTAGGAAGCTTTATTTTTTCTTTACGGCTAGATGAAGTTAAAATTGTTTCAGACAATTCCTTAGGATTTTCTTTTTGTTTTTCTGGTTTTTCTATTTCTTTTGTTTTTTCTCTAGAAGATTTAGTTTTTTCTCTAGATATAGATTGTTCTTGTTCTTGTTTTTTTAGTTTAAGTTTAATTTTTTTATTTTCTTGTTCGAGGAGTAATTGTTTTTTTTTAATTTCAATTAGATCTTCTTTTGATATATCACCAGATAATTCATTGCCCATACTAATTAATTGTATACTAAACATACATAGAGAATTAATTAAACCATTTTACCTAATATCGGGATATTAACTATAAAAAAATGTAAATTATATTAGTTAATATGGTTTTTGTTGATATATTAAAGTGGTTTATTAATAATTTATCGAATCCTTATTTCACTGCTTTTTTTAGTGGTTTTATTACGTTTCTTTCGATGTACATCGATTCTAAAATTACAAGAAAAGAAATACATAGACGAACGTATACAAAAAATATACTATTAGTCATGATGTTAACAGGTACGATTGTTTATATTCTAACGAATACATCCGCACATCCTAAAATAAATAAACTAGTAGATGACTCTATGAAAAGTATGTCTGGTGGTGCCGCAAGTGCTGTTTATGCTAATTATGATACAGCAGATATTTTATTAGGTGATCCTAATTTTTAGTTTAATTAAAAATCGCACTAGGAATTATTTTTAATATTTTTTTATGTACACAATAGCTATATAAAAAATTATATATTTGTCTAGATTAAGATAAAAATTTAATTTAATTAAATTAATTGCGTTTTCACCAAAATTATTTTCTTATGTTACAATATAAAAATGGGTGGTGGTTTAATGCAATTAGTCGCTTATGGCGCACAAGACGTATATTTAACAGGTAATCCTCAAATTACTTTCTTCAAAGTCGTGTACCGCCGTCACACGAACTTCGCTATGGAATCGATTCAACAGACCTTCAACGGTACTGCTGACTTCGGCAAGCGTGTTTCCTGCACGATCTCTCGTAACGGCGATTTAATCTCTCGCGTCTACCTCCAAGTAGACATCCCCTCGGTTTCGATCTCTGGTTCGTCTTTCCGTTGGGTTGATTCGTTAGGTCACTTTTTACTCAACACCATCGAACTCCAAATCGGTGGTCAACGTATCGATTTCCACTATGGCGATTGGCTCGAAATCTTTAACGAGTTAACTCTCCCCCCTGGTCTCCAAGCTGGTTACCAAACTATGGTTGGTAACACCTATGCCCTCACCACGACGGAGTCTGGCGATGGCACCTCGACGACCATCGAGAAGCCCCAAACAACTCTCTACATCCCTCTCCAATTCTTCTTCTGCCGCAACCCTGGTCTAGCTCTCCCCTTGATTGCTCTCCAATACCACGAAGTCGTCATCAACATTGAGTTCTCTCGCGCTGCTCAATGCTACATCGTCGGCGGCACGGACCAATCCCCAATCCCCTCTATGTTGAACCCCAACTTACAAAACGCTTCTCTCTATGTCGATTACATCTACCTCGACACTGATGAACGTCGTCGTTTCGCTCAAGTCTCTCACGAATACTTGATTGATCAACTCCAATTCACTGGTGAAGAAACATTCACTGGCTCGACTTACAAGTCCCGCCTAAACTTCAACCACCCCGTCAAGGAGTTAGTCTGGGTCGTCCAACGTCAAGACGTCGTTGACAACGGTGCCAACCAATGGTGCAACTACACCACTCAACGCGCCTGCAACGCCCCCGTTGTTGACTACAACGACACTGGTATCAACTCTTGGTCTAATGCCCAATACCCCACGGAAACCAGTTACGTCAGCGGTCTCTCGAACGCTGGTCTCCTCTACGGTCGTGAATCCAACCCAGCCAACCAATACACTGGCTACACCGCCTTCAACACCTTAAGCGCCGCTCAACCCTCCGCTGGCACCAACGTCAACGGTGGTCCCGCTCAACCCTTAAGCAGCGCCCCTGCCACCTACTTACAACCAGCCACCCCCGGTTCGTCTCTCACCTACCCCCACGTCTATGGTGGTCCAGGTGCTCAGAACTGCGTCTGGGCTGCTAAGTTACTCCTCAACGGTCATGACCGTTTCTCGGAACGCAAGGGCACCTACTTCAACCTTGTTCAACCTTACCAACACCACACCAACATCCCAGTCTCCCCTGGTATCAACGTTTACTCGTTCGCCTTGAAGCCTGAAGAGCACCAACCCTCGGGCACGTGCAACTTCTCTCGTATCGACAATGCCACGCTCTTATTGTCGGTTCACCCAGACATCTCTTCGTCCAACTTAATCAAGAAACTCCGTGTCTACGCTGTTAACTACAACGTTTTACGTATTATGTCTGGTATGGGAGGACTTGCTTACAGCAACTAAAGTGTTATCCGTATTATTTGTTATTATGTTTGGTATATTTGCCAGGTATAAGAATTGAAAGTAATATAAAGATAAGATACATATTATAATTAGAAATAATATGGATTTTAACCCCGAAACTTCGAGCGAATCAAGTGTCCTCATAAAAAATATTGATGATACGTCAGAGACTAAAGAAAAACAAAAACCTGGACCGAAAGAAGTGATTAAAGTAAATCATTTTCGTAAATTAGCAGATAGTGCTAGATATACTAAAAAGATTGACGATACCTCTATTTTACCATCTAATTTTGTTAATAAAGTAACAAAAGAAAAGTTAGAATATGAAGTAGAAAAGATATATACTAAAACAAAAACTTTTATTAAAACAAAGACAATTATTAATAAGACTAGAGAAATTAATCATCAAGATGTTCAATACGATGGCACTGAATACACTGTTATTTATATATTAAGTTTTAAAAAACCAGTATTATGTATAATTGATAAACATGATAAACAAAAATTTATGAATGAATCATTAAACATTCAAAAAGGTTGGATATATGTTTCTTCTAAAGGTTCTATTCATTGTTTAATTATGGGAAATCCACCCAGTGATAAATATAGCGTAGACCATATGAATCGTATTCGTAGAGATAATAGAAGAAGTAATCTTAGGTTTAAAACGCAACAAGAACAGAATCAAAACCAATTTATTCGAGATAGAAAAATAGAATTACCAGAAGACTGTGGTTTTGAACTTGATGATATTCCAAAGCATGTATATTATAAAAATGAAAAAGATCGAGGAGAAAGATTTGAAATCGATATCAATGGCTTTCCACATTTGCCTAAAAATCTTCTTAGAAAAAAAACTACTTGCAGAAAAGATGTTTCATTAAAAGTTAAACTTCAAGAAGCAATTTATTATCTTCGTTGGTTATGTGAAAAATATCCTGAATTAAAAACAGTCATTCGTATTAACAAAGAAGATGAAGAAGAAAGATTGCGATTAACCAAAGAGTACAATGAAATTATTAGTTTAACTAATTATCCAAAAGAAGTCATACAAGCAAATCTTGTAGATTTCATTTATGATTGTAAAACAGAATATTCTATTGATAATGAAGAACTAGTTGAAAAAGTTGTACAACAAAAAGAATCTGGTAAGAAAACTGAAAATAATCTACCCCAACAAGGTGGTGTTTCTAAATCCGATATCCCGAAATATTGTTATTATGTACCCGCCAGTCAATCTCGTGGTGATAAATTTACAATAGATGGACATCCTAATTTACTAAAAACAGGCAAACGTCAATTATCTACACCTGAATCTAAGTTAATGTCTACAAAAGAGAAATTCGATATTCTATTACAATACTTAGATTGTCTAGAAAAGGGTATTCCTATTGTTAAAAAAGAAACACCAAAAGGTAAAAGAGGACAATTCTGTGAAAAAGAAGCTCCTCGAAAAAAGATTACAACTATAACAGAAACAATCATAATACCTTTACCAGAAAAACAAATACAGGAAGAACCAAAAAAAGTATATATTAGTGATACATCAACACTAGATGAAAATGATAAAAAGAATATTCCTCGATATGTTTATTATAAACCAACAGATAAAGAACACGGTAGTTATTGGTTTATTAAAGATCACCCAGAACTAATTTCTAGAAATATTAAAATCAAATGTTCTAGAACATCAGCTCTTCTTTCTGATAAAGAAAAATATGATGAAATATTAATTCATCTAGACGCTCTAGATAAAAATCAACCTTTTGTATCTTTTCCAACTATTCGTGCTTCTAAAAATAGTATTCATAAAGAAAAATCAACAAAATCTATACCTCCTAACTGGAATCTAGAAGAAAATCCTATTCCAGAATATCTATATTATCGTCATTGTGATAATAAACGAGGTGATACATGGATTATTAAGGGTCATCCAAAACAAGAAAAAGCTATGATTACGACAACAACTAGTAAAGAAAAGACAACTATAGAAAAATACAATCAAGCCATGAATATTATTCAAAGTTTTGCCTAACAATGTTAACTATAACGTTCTTCGTGAATGAGATTAATACTTTGCTTTTGCTTTTCAAAATTGAAATCAACCCGTTTAAAAATAAATTACTTTATCTTGCAAAGCCACAAATGTCAACAAACAATGCTTCTATCTCTAGTAAAGAGAATACATTCACAGTAGACTTAGATGATGTATGGAAAAATATGGGGTTTAAACAGAAAAATTCAGCAGTAATTGCTATTAAAAAAAGTTTTACAGCAGATGTTGACTATAAAGAATCATTACAAGATAAAACTAATAAAAAGGGGCGCGGAGGTCATAATATTAAAAAAATTATGATGACAAACCGTTGTTACAAATTATTATGTTTTAAGGTTCCAAATAAATCTGATATTCATGATGAGTATTTAAATATGGAATTTACACTATATAAATTTCTTGAAGAAAAAGAAATAAACAACGATGAATCTAAAGGAATTGATGAACTTCAATCAGAAAATAATCATTTACGTGAGGAGGTAAATAAAATAGAGGCTCTACCAGTTAAAACAACTCAGATACTCCTTCAAAATTTAATATATATGAAAACTATTGTTAAAAATATTGAAAAAATCTCAAAATTACTAGATGCTGAACTTATCAATCTAAAAACCCTTCCTGAAAAACTATCTATCTAACTTTAATAAACTGTCCAAAGTAGTTTATTAAATTTATTATAAAGATTAAATATTGATATATATAAAATGGAAGTAAATCTGTACCATTTACCTAAAAAATACCAAAATAGTAAAGGTGGTAGATTTGCTGATATTTCTAAATTTTGTACAGAATGTGAACATAAAAAACAAAAACCAGATGCAAAATGGATCATCGATAAAACCATTCAATCAATCGATGATACTTCAGACGGCGAAGCCTTTGTTGCTATTAGTAAACTATTAGAAAAACCAGTTGTATTAAAAGTAATGGTTCCTAGTTATCTAAGTAGAAAAGAAGTGCGTGTGAATCGTGTATTTCGAAAATATCCACATCGTAATGTGGTTAAAAGTATTTGTGATTTTAGTTGTCTAGATAATACAATAAGATGGCTTTCTCCTATTGAAGCACCCCAATTATTATGTACAAAAGGAAATACTAATTTTACAGTTGTTGTAGAAGAATATCTTCCTTTTGGAGATTTATCGATGATAAAAGAATGGAAATATCCTATTTGGAAAAGTATTACATTACAATTATTATTTACTATCTTAGAACTATTTTATAAGTTTGGATTTATTTATTTAGATTGGAATTTACGAAACATACTATTAGATAAACGTAAAACTAATAGAAAAGTAATTTATAACGCATATCATAAAAATTGGGTTTTAGAAAACACATATGGTGTTTGTCCAGTGATGACAGATTTCTCTAGAAGTGATATTCTTCTCTATAAAAAGGAATCAACTGATTTAGCAATACAACTTTGTTATTGTTTAGATATGATGAGTCGTGTATGTCCTAATCCAAAGTTAAAATCAAGCACTTTTGCATTTTCAACAGAAATGGAAGAAATGACATATATCGACGTTATACTAGATACACTAGAACAATACATTAACACATTTTAGAAAAAAAATATATTTTTAAAATATATATGAGTATACTTTGTGAAACATTAACGATTGAACCAGTTAATATATATGTTCTTACTGCTATTGAGTTAGTTTGTAAAATTACTCCTGATGATGCTACTAATCAAACGTTAACATATACTTCAAGTAATCCTGAAATAGCTACTGTTAACGATACTGGTATTGTAACAGGAATTTCTGTTGGAAGTACTGAAATTATTGTCGAGACAACAGATGGTTCTAATCTTTCTGTTACTGTACCAGTTAATATTTTAGGAGAAGATTTTATACCGTGTACTTCATTATATATTGAACCTTTCAAAGTTACTATATTTATTCTTGATGTAATTCAGTTAGTTTCTACAATTACTCCTTCTAATGCTACTAATCAAAAGTTAACCTATACTTCAAGAAATCCTGAAATAGCTACTGTTAACGATACAGGTATTATAACTGGAATTTCTTCTGGAAATACTGAAATTATTGTCAAGACAACAGATGGTTCTAATATTCCTTTTGTTTTAACAGTTAATATAATAGTTTATTGTGAGAAATTAACGATTGAACCTTCTAGTATAAAAAATATACAGCCTGGGTTGTCTGCTTATCTAATTTCTACAATTACTCCTGATGACGCTACTAATCAAAAGTTAACCTATACTTCGAGTAATCCTAAAATAGCGACTGTTAATAATAACGGTATGGTAAAAGGAATTTCTGTTGGAAGTACTGAAGTTATTGTTAAGACAACAGATGGTTCTAATATTTCTGTTACTGTACCAGTTGATGTTTTACAACAATTTATACGTTGTAAAAGGTTAGATATAAACCCTTATAAAATAACTATGGTACCAGAGCTGCAACCACCAGTTACACTGGTTACTAAAATATTACCCGCTAATTCTACTAATAAAACATTAGCATACTCTTCATACGATACTGAAATAGCAATTGTTACTACTAAAGGTATTATAAAAGGAATTTCTCCTGGTTTCACCCAGATTGATGTTATTACATTAGATGGTAGTAATATTATTTCTTATGTACCCGTTACTATTTTAGATTCTTTTAATCTTGTCAATGGTTTTCATAGTGGAATCGTTGTTAGTGAAATTAGTTATAATATGATTGTTAATAAAACATTACAATTAGTCAATTATGTTATACCACTGCCTGATGGTGCTAAACCACCCGCTAAACCACCGGTTAAATTACAAGGTGTTCAATGGTATTCTTCTGATAATTCTATTGCTACGGTAACACAAACTGGATTAGTAAAAGCCATTAAATTGGGCAACGCTGTTATTACTTCTAAAAGTATCTATAACTCTAAATATGTACCATCGTATTTAGCATATTTTAATATAAATGTCGAATAAACTATTTGGCAATTTATTAAATATTCTATAGAGTAAACTTTTTCTCTAAATTTGTAATTCTAATTTATAGATAGTTTGATCATTTTCATATACTAAAATGTATTATAATTATAACCTAATAATTCTTCATATGAATTTTTATATATTCCTTTATCTAAATTATGATACTTTACATCCAATCGATTACCTAAATCAAACAGTTTAACAACTCCAAGTGGCGACATATAATAAAGTCCATTAATACATGAACCTAAAATACGATGACCCGATAAATCAAATGGTTCTCTAATTTCACACTTCCATTGTCTATATGCTCCATATGGAAACATAACGGCGCACCATTTTGCATAAGGATATTGTATTAGTTTATTCATTATATACTAATAAAATATAGGTTAATCTGTTTATATGATTATTCGTTTAATTGAAACGATGAAAAAGCAACTGTTGTTTTAAAGATACTATCGGGCACTAGTGAAATGGTATCAATACCTTCTTCTAATAAGAATTTAGCAAATTCTGGTAAATCACTAGGACCTTGACCACAAATACCAATTTTAACACCGTGATGTTTACAAGATTTAATAGCAGAACTAATCATTCTTCGCACGGCTTCATTATTCTCATTACCGATATGCGCGAGTGCACCTGCGTCTCGATCTAGACCAAGGCATAATTGTGTTAAATCATTAGAACCTATCGAGAAACCATCTACATATTGACAAAACTTGTCCGCTAAAATAACATTCGATGGTATTTCACACATTAGATAGACTTTTAAACCGCTAATACCACGTTCTAAACCAAATTCTTTCATAACATCTAGTGTCTTTCGGCATTCATCTACTGTTCTGCAAAATGGTAACATAACAATAACATTGGTTAGACCAATGATTTCGCGAACATAACGAATAGCTTCACATTCTAATTGGAAAGCATCTTTGAACTCTGGGCTATAGTATCTAGCACAACCTCTAAAACCCAACATAGGATTTTCTTCATTCGGTTCATAAATATGACCACCTAGTAGATCTTTGTATTCATTTGATTTGAAATCACTAAAACGTACAATTACTGGTTTAGGGTAAAATGTTGCACCAATACGAGCAATACCATATGCTAACCGTTTAACATAGAATTCACGAGGATTCGAAAACCCTCTACTGCGCTTCTCTATTTCTGCGCGCATTTCTTTTGGTATTTGTTCTAAGTTCAAAATAGCATTTGGATGAATACCGATGGTATTTGCAATGATAAATTCTTCTCTAGCTAAACCTACACCGTGTACTGGTAAATAAGCGTGTTTAAAGACACTTTCGGGATTGCCAATGTTTAACATAAGTTTAGTTTCTAATTTATCTAAACTTGGTAATTCCGATAAGTTGTACTCGGTGGTTTCGTATTCTAACTTTCCACTAAAGACTTTACCAGTATCTCCTAAACTGCAACAAGCAGTAACTTCCATACCATTCTTTAGAATTTCTGTGGCATTTCCACAACCAACGATTGCTGTTTTACCTAATTCGCGACTAACGATAGCAGCGTGTGATGTACGACCACCTTTATTAGTAATAATAGCACTAGCTTTTTTCATAAGAGGTTCATAAGTTGGATCAGTATATTCAGTAACTAATACATCTCCTTCTTGAAATTCTTCGCTATCTCTAGTATCTAAACTAAAAATTAGCTTAACGCACCCACTTCCAATAGAACTGCCAACAGCGACACCAGTACATAATTCGGTGCCAGTTTGTGCTAATTTATATTCAGTATACTTGTTTTCAGTTGATTTGCGACTATGAATAGTTTCAGGACGAGCTTGTACAATGTATAATTCGTTACTAAGACCATCTAGAGCCCATTCAACATCAACTGGGCACCAATGACCGTATTTTTTTGTGTAGTATTTTTCGATTTGTACAACCCATTTAGCTAATTGTAAAACACGAATATCATCTAAACAGAAACGATTTTGTTTGAATAGTTCGACGTGAACAATTTTTGTTCTGCGGTTTGATTCATCTGCGTATACCATTTTATCTGTTTTATCACCTAGACGTTTATCAATGATAGATTTAAAACCTTGATCCAAAGTTGATTTAAATACTAGAAATTCATCTGGCTTTACTTGACCACTAACTACCATTTCACCTAGACCCCAACTACCGTTTACACATACTAAATCACGAAATCCAGTATCTGGATCTAGTGAAAATGCTACGCCACTGCTGCCCAAATCACTGCGAACCATTTTTTGTACACAAACACTAATTTTTACTGGATTCGTAAATTTGAACGTTTTGCGATAACCAATTGCTCGATCAGTATATAAACTAGCAAAACAAGCTTTAATCTTTTCAATTAAGTTACTATTTCCCCGTACATTCAAATAGGTATCTTGTTGACCTGCAAAACTAGCATCTGGTAAATCTTCTGCGGTTCCACTACTACGAACAGCTACATCAGTATAATCTTGTGGTTTACCGTATGGATCGGTATATTTGTTAGATAAGTCTTTGTAGTAGGTAAGAATTTGAAGACGTAGTTCATTGGGCATTTCACCATCAACAATTAAATTACGTATTTTAAGACTATTTCTTCTTAGTTCAACTAAATTGTCTACATCTGTTTCAGAGATTATATGTTGAATTTTTTCATATAATTGATTCGAGTTCATAAAATGGTCATAGGCTTGAGCGGTTACAACGAAACCGAATGGTACTTTTACACCTAATTGGTCTAGATTACGTAACATCTCTCCTAAACTAGCATTTTTTCCACCTACTAGCTCTAATTCATTCAAACCTGTTTCATTTAACCATTTTAGATGAATAGGATCACTTATTTCAACAGACATTCTATATTTTATAAATTAAAAGAAGATTTAATTTCAGTGATTTACACCCATTTTTTATATGATATTAAACAAATGAATCATATTGTTAAAAGTTCTATCTATTGTGGTGGAATTCATACTTTAATTAGTTTATTAGATAGTAATATAACGAATCTACCAAATATAGTAACTTGTATTTTATTTCAAAGTTCATTTGTATTTCGTTCTGCTATTTTATTATATCAAAGTTATCATCGTAGAAAGTATGATCAACAAATTGTTGCAAGTGATACATTACAAAATTTAGATTATTTGATGGGTTATTTTATTTACGATATACTATATCTATTAAAAACTGAACCAACTTCTTTATTTATTATTCATCATTTAATCGGTTTATGTATGATTCTTACAGTTAAACAATTTGGTAAGTCTTACTCTATAAAGCAACCCTTAGCCACCGATCAGGTGGCAGGGGCACCTTTAGATTTATTAAAAGACTATAATGCTGTTTGTCTTATTTCTGAAATTACTGGTCCTATTTTAAACTTACGATATATTACTAAAAATACACCTTACTATTCATTAAATATGAAACTTATCCTATTTACATATACACTATTTAGAATGATTGCGTTCCCATTAGTAGCTTCAGAACTATTGACTAAGATAAAGTCTAACACATTATTAGGTTCATTCGTAACAGTTTATATGATGAGCGCTGTTTGGTTTAAAAAAATTATATGGATGACATTATTCAATAATAATATAAAAAGAGCTTAAAATATTCACAACTCTATTCGTTAAGATATGATTATGACCTTTATACCAAGTGTTAATTATGAATATGCTATATTTAACGAGGCTCCTAAATTAGTATTAAATCGGTTCGATTTAAATAGTACACTATTTCATCATAATATATCGAATATAAGTTCAACCATAACAAATGTATCAAATATATCTAATGCTATTGTAAAACCAGTTATGAAGGATGTATCAAATGATATGTTAGTTTCTCAGTTTTTTCTATTTATTCTATTTTTCATATTATTGTTTTCACTATTTAAATCGCGTGCAAAATCTAGCATTCGAATCATAATTAAAACAAAAAATAATTCAGAATACGTAACTACTATTGTAAATTATATGGCTAGATTGCCAACTATTCGTCATTTAGTGTTTAATCAGAATTTCTATGTTTCATATGACCAAAAAGAATTTCAAATTTATAATGATATCTATGGTAGATTTATGATTGTTGATGATGATACGTGTGTATTAGATATAACATCTAGTACATTAGATTCTGTACAACTTCGAGAGTTTTTGGATAGTATCTATGCACATTATGTAAATAGTGATAAAGGAAAATATCTATATACAGCTCGTCCATCCAATTATTCTAAAATTCGATTTAACAAAACATTATTCAATACAGAAATTACATTTGATCACATTTTTAATAAAGATATTGAATCGGGTATGAAACATATCCGTTTTTTTATTAATAATAAAAAATGGTATGAACAAAATGGATTTCCCTATACATTAGGTGTTCTTGTTCACGGACCATCTGGATGTGGTAAAACCAGTTTTATTAAAGCAATTGCTAATGAATGTGAACGTAATGTGATAATGGTTCCGCTAAATAAAAAAACAAAAATCAAACAATTAGAATCGTTATTCTTTAATGAAAACATCAGTGTATACAATTCAAACACAAAACAAACAAGAATACAATATATACCTTTTCGTAATCGAATGTATGTAGTTGAAAATATTGATCGTATTTCTTCTAAACAATTTTCTGCAATAAAAGAACTATTGTATGGTTTGTTAGAATCTCCAGAAAGATTGGTTGTATTTACAGCAGAACAAATTAAAAAAGTTGACAAATCTCTATTGGCAGCAGGTAGAATCGATGCACAAGTGTACTTAGATTATTGCAATGTAGATACTATTATGGATATGGTGACAAACTTTTATGAAACAGATTTAAAAGATTATGATGAATTTAAAAGTTCATTATGTGATAATGTTCTAACTCCATCGATTGTATATGAAATACTATTTCGTAATATAACGAACCACGATAGTGCATTAGAAGAACTAACAGAGAGGTGTAATCTAGAAATGGTGGAAAACACAATAGAAAATGATTTACAGAAAGATGTAGATTCCATCATTTCAGAAGAATTAGAAGAAGAACAAGAAATAGAATCAAAATCTAACCAGTTGTTTAATTCAGTAAATTCATCTTTTCTGGAAAAAGATGTTGAAACAATACATCGTGATTTTTCTTCAGAAGAATTAGAAGTGATTCAGGATATTGAATTGGTTGATTTTAAAATTAGTAAATTAGCGACAAAGGAAGAAATATTAGATAATGACGATATTTCAGTATCTTTTGATGGAAAAGACTGTGTTGATTCAGAAGTGAAATTAGAATTAGAATTAGAAGAATTAGAAAAAGGATTGGTTGATTATGAATTATCTGATTCTGACTTTTCAGAAAATGCAAATGAAAGTGGATTAACTCAATCGCAATTTCTAAAAGGTATTTCAGTGATTTCATCGATGAGCGATAAGGTTCATAAGAAGAGTGTCATTCTGGATGATTTTTTTGATGTAAAAAATAAATAAATTAATATAATCTATTCTAGTGTAATTCATAACTTAGAAATTCAGTTAATGTGATTTCACAATCACAGTGTTCAATTACATAATGATTACAAGGTAATTTAATAAATGATTGATTACATTTATCATTTTTTCCGTGAAAACATTTCGCCATTATACAATCACAATTACATATATCACAAATATTACAATTCTTCCAATTTTTACAGATGATATGTCCACAATAGGCTTTAATATGTTGTTCTATTTTTTCATCCATTTATATTATTAATACTATTACTATAAGGTATTATTTAATTGTTTAATTGTTTTTATTTTTGATCATAAATGATATAAAACTATGTGTTTTTATATATAAAAATGAAGTTTCTTAACATTCTCTTTATTCTAGCAGCCGCTCTATTTTCTAATGCAAATAGTTCTTGTTTATTGGAGCAGGCAAGTCCAGTTAATGAACAATACGGTCTACCTTATCTAACTCAAAATAGTTGTGTATCATTTACAGTTGGTTCGGGAACAGGTTGTTCGTGGATGTGTAATTATTGTGCACAACAACTAGGTACGAATAACTACTATTTTACAGATGGTGTATGTAAATATGATTCAGTCCAAGGTAGTTGTGTAGGTAGTCCACAAACAGGTGTAACCTATACGTGCTGTTCTGCGACTTCTGCAGTTTATAAAAAGTAAAAAATCATTTTATACATCTATGATTTTTTATTCTTTCTTTTTAAAATAAGAATAGGTTAAAAACCCTAATACTCCTGTTGCAACAACAGAACCAATAATAAATAATCTATTGGATTGTTTATCTAAAGCTTCTAGTGTGTCTTCTTTATTTTCTAAAGGTTCTGGGGTTGGTTGAATTTCAACATATTCTTCTTTTATAATTGGTTCTATTATTTCTTTATTTTCTTTTAGAAATTCTATAATTTTACTATCATTTGGAAGGGTAGGTTCAACACTTACATTAGATTCAATTGTAATAAGTTCATTATTACTTTCAATGATTGCTTTTTCTAAAGCTTCTACTATTTTTTTATGTTCTATTACAGATTGTGTTAGAGGATTTTTTTCTGCTGTACTATTTATCATACTAGGACTATCTAGTGGACTAAGTATATTTGGTGTAAGAATGATATTGTTTAAATCGAGGCGAGACATCTTATTTAATATATAGAAAATGTTATGTACTTAAATTTGTTATTGTTCTGTTTTTGTTAATATACAGAGTTGATCAGTAATTGTATGTAAACCAGCATTGTAAGAATCAAATTCTGTATACCAATATTTTTTTAACGCATCTTTTATGAATGGTTCAATCATTTTATTTAATGGTTCGCCTCTAAGCTCATTATCATTTTTTAATCGAAGAAATAATAATATATTATCAATACGTCTTGAATATCTAGGAGCGACTTCATCCTTTATTATTAATAGATCAGCTATTGCTTGACTATATCTAAGTTTATGTGAATTGGTGTCAAAACTTCTTAACAAATCTGGATCAACAGCATCTTCAAACTCATCTAATAATCTAGTAGAATATGCTCTAATAACTTCTTGTAAAAAAGATGCTTTAATATATTCATCTAAAGGTAAACCAGTAATAGTATTCCATGGAATAGAAAATGGCAAAGTATTTAAATTTTTTCTAAACCTATTTTGTCTTATATTAAAATCTCCTAAAATCATTTGATTACATCTATTTATAAATTCTGGTTCTGGTACCAAAAATGGTGTTATAAAATTTGCACCAAATGCACTATATACTCTATAATTAGTATGTTCTTTACATACAACTATATAATGATATTCTGCAACGGGTGAAGAAAATTTTATAATCATTACTTGATTATCATTTATAGGTTGAATCTTATTATCCATAAGAACTTGGTGTTGTATGATTTCTGGTTGCAGTGGTGGTTCTACATATTCCTGTAACGCCCAAAAAAATAATCTGGCTATAGTAAGACAGTCAAACCCTTTAGTGACACCTTCTTCGCTTGTATAGTATTCTCTTAATATATGAAATATTTGATTACATATTTGTGATGTAGTACCGCTTATTTTAGGGTTAATAGTTTTTATAGAATTATTTTTATAATCGTGGGGATTTTTTTCAAAATTTTTCATATATATTATTGTTCGATTTTTATCTAATCTTACAAACTAGATAAAACGAATAATGTATAAATTATCGGCTTCTGGTCTAGCCTATACTATCAAAAATTGACCTTTCTTTAGACTATTCTAGAAAAAACCTACTTCAGACAACCATGAACGACGACATCAGCTTTCCGCAACTCCCGAACATTCGCCCTATCCCCTATCCAGATCGCCCTGCCTGGGACCCAGCAAACCACCAACACGACACTGTGTATTCGCTGAACTTCGGTCCTCATATTCTCGCCAGAACCATTGGAGAAGACCAGTGGAACAGCGGAATGGACAACATTTACCCTGAAGGAGCACGCATATTGGTGGGTCAAGAAGATCGTGGCAGCCACCTCATTCGCTACATTATCATCAACACCAAAACCGAAGACGAGCCTCGTACCTTTCGTCGCGTAACCTACGTGTATCGTCCTTGTGAGCTTGGACCAGTTTATCACCTCTCAACGTGCCAACGCATCGCACCGCGTGTCGACATTGCCATTACCGTCGAAAGCGACACCAGTTCTCGGATTCAGATAGAGAACTCCTGGCAACACGCGGTCACCCTTATGTAACTTGTCGTAAAGTAAATCATACATCTCTAACCTACTTTGTTAGGATAATATAGTCTAAACTCTACCTTATATAAAATTGACTAAACTAATAATAGTCTAGACAAACCCATCGTCAAAATGCCCGATCAAGCTATGTTCAATCCAATTCCCGAAGAGCGCCCGCGCCTGGTCCATCACCTGCCCCACATTCACCCCTACAACCAACAGTGCGACCATATCTATTCGGTGAATGTGCCGAATATTATGTTGGTTCGCGAAATCAACGAAACGAGTTGGCGTGGTTTCGATACGCTTCTTCCTGCTGGAACGCGAATCTTGATCCGCAACAGTCACGCCGCTGGACACAATATGTGCTATCAGCTCGTCGCTACCCAGAACTCCTTTCGCCGTCTCATCTACATCTACGCTATGGACGAGATGGGTCCTGACCACGATATGACGTCAGAGGAATATTTCCAGAATCACTACCAAAACGCAATGAACGCGCCCACTGCTGCCGCTGCTCTCCCCGACAACATTCTCGACCAATCGTGGGCAAACGCCATCGCTATGTAACTGGCGCCGCAATTTCTAAGTAGAAAGAAATTGACTAAAAAACTTTGTAAGAAAACAAAACATTTCAGAAATGAACCACGCTACTTTTCCAGATCTTCCGCCACTTCGCACAGATGTGCGAAATCCGTTAGACGAGGTTTTCTCGACTAGAATCGAAGGTCATTTTCCAATTAGACAAATCAATGTTGGATGGTGGAGAGGATTTGATATTCCACTCCCTCTCGGAAGTCACATCTTAATCCGCGAGGATACTAGTCAGGGATTTAATGTATCTTATCAGTTAATCGCCACAGAAGATTCATTTCGACGGGTTATTTACGTCTGTCAATTAGACGAGGTTTGTCCAGAATACGATATGACGAGAGAACAATACTTCGAACACTTCTATTCGGCTCGAGCAGCTTCTCCATTATCTATCATAACTGAAATCGAACCTGTCGAAAAAGTTATTCCAGTAACCATCTAATGTCTTTATCTTTACTATACTTTGTATTATCATTTAGGCTAGTCTAGCCTAGTTATAAATTGAACTACATCTAGAACTATAGTTCAAAACAAACTATCGATGTCTGTCCAACCGTCCAAGCCAGTTCAGAAGCGCGTCTTCCTCGTCCGTTCGGACGAATGCAAGAAAGTCACTCCCTACATTGTTAGCCAGTCTATCTGGCGAGCTGCTGAAAGTCTCAAGGTCCCTGTCGGAACTCGCGTTCTTGTTCGCGACCTCGACATCGACTATCCGATGCGCTACCTTACCATCAAAACAAAAACATCGTGGCGCCGAGAATGTCACATCATCTACGGACCGACACCGTACGACGTCGATGCCTGTTGGGAGTGCGAAAAACTCGGAATCCAATACGGTCCGAATGTCGAAGATCTTTAAGCTCGCTGAGCGGTATCGTGTGAGTCTAGCGAGACACAGATACTTTGTATAGGATTAGCTTGATAAATTTGTAAACTTTGTCTGTAGACTGGATTAACTAGAATAAGCTTGTTCTTTGAACCATTATTTTAGTGGTGGCAGGTTTATATTTTAAACCGAACTATCGCTAGCTTAGTTAACCCAGCTTTTCTGTCTCTACGCTAGCCCTAAATTGACGACATTGGTTAGAGACCAGAGCAAACCCCTTTCGAAAGCTCGAAACCAAGTTCAAACTGCAAAATGTCCGCTCCCGCTTCGCTCTTCCGCTTCGCCACGTCCGCGTTCGCGAACCAGACCTTGATGCCCGCCTCGATGTGTCTGTCGCTGCAGATCCCCGAGACAGAGGAAAACACCGCTGGAAAGGTGAAGGTCGTCGGTCGCTACCGCACGCGTTGGCTTTCCCCAGACGAAAATTACTGTGCCTCGCCGCCGTTTACCAGCCCCGAGGATGAGTTCCCCGATTTTCCTACCTCGGTTCTACCGCCGATCAGCCTCACGCTCGCCGAGGAAACCGAGGAGGAGAAAGCTGCGCCGAAGATCGAAGTCGTCCGTCGCTGGCGTACGGAATCGATTCCGGCGAATCAGCCCTTCTGTCTCACGCCCGTTCTCACTCAACGCATTCCAGACAACGTGTGGAGCCTTCTCGATGACGTTCCGACTCCGCCGCCGAGTTTGATGCCGATTCCTGACGAGGCATTCTATAACGGACCGCCGCAGGCGACCGAGCCCAGTCTGATTCCCATCTACCATCGCTCGCGTACCCAATGGATCCGCAGAGGCGAAGCTTTCGCACTCACGCCAGGATTCCATCTCGAAGAGTTCAATGCACACGCGTGCGATACCAAACCAGCGACTCCAGCATCGTGGTCACACGCTCGTGCGGAAAATCCTAAGAAAGAGTAAGTCAACCAAAAATAGAGAAATATCAAAACAGGTACACACAAACAGGTACAAGCAGAAGAAAATCAACTAAAAAAAGAGAAAATATCAATACAGGTACAAAGAAAATAAAAACGACTAAAAAGGGGAAAATTTAAAAATGAATAAAAAAGGGGTAAACCCCCGCTTTGTAGGGTAACCTGCAACCTCTTTTGGTACAATTTGAACTTTGATAAAAAGTTAGAAAGTATTTACAGTAAAGATAATTTAAATAGAATTTGATAATCATTCAACATAATGAACTTACCCCTAAGCGAGGTTGCTCCTAACCGAGACTTACCCCTAAGCGAGGTTGCTCCTAACCGAGACTTACCCCTAAGCGAGGTTGCTCCTAACCGAGACTTA